CCCCTACGCGAATTCCTAGCTAAATCTGGAACTTCAGGCATTGCCGGAGCCGCCTATCTTGTACCGGACAAAATCTATCAGGTGATGTATGATAGTGCCGTAGACGCCGACATTTGCCCCGACATCAGCATAGCCATGATTCCAGCCGACCAAATTCCAGGATCCACACTTAAAGTTGACATCGCAGTGGATGAAAGCTATAAGCCGAAGAAATTTAGCAGCGGCGGCGCAATGCCAGTAGAAACAATCAAAACAGTACAGGCAACTTTAGACTTCAGCGTTTCATGGGGCATAAACTTTCAGATAACAAACGACCTAATTGAGGACTCGCAATTCGACGTTATAGAAATGCATCTAAGGAATGCCGGTCGCGAGATGGGAGAATTCGCCAGTAACGAAGCGTTGACCGTGCTAAAAACTGGAACAGACGGAGATGGAACCGTAAACAGCGGAACAACCGGAGATGCGGACGAAACCAAGTTTCTCGGCGGAACTACGGCTGACGTTATGGCTGCAATTAGAGGCGTGCTAGCAGACGGCTTTGTGCCGGATACCATGGTTGTAACACATGAGGCAATGATGCATAGCATTATCAAGACCGGCGGCGCCCAATACGCAGAAGTCACTTTAATGGATCAATTCGTAAAGGAAGGTTGGCCAACAAAACTCGCCGGCATGAACGTAATCTACAGCAATGTTGACACGCTAACAAACAATAAGGCAATGACAAATTGCGTAACCATCGTCTTCGACAAAGACTATGCCTTGCTGACAGGCCGTAAAAGATGGCTTAGAATCGAGAAATACAGCGATCCTATCCGCGATTTGGTCGGCGCAACCGTTACAGCCAGACAGGACAGCGTAACCGTTTATAACGACAGTATCTACGTACTAACCGAATCATAAGTCTAGAATTTTATTCATAGGCAATCTTCCCCTTTTTTAGGAAAGCTTCATGATGAAAATCACTCTATGGGTAAATTATGCCCGCGCTCCCTAGGCTGATTAACATGCTGAAAATGAAAGTGAAATGTCCGCGTTGCGGCAAAATATGGACAATTCAAGAGGGCCAACCAGGCATTCTATGCGATTGCCATCTTATTTGTCCAGACGGCGAGAAGGTAAGTGACTGCAATGTTACACCGGTTAATTTTAACGGTGATTTAGGTTGGCCCGTAGGGTTAAAAACCGGCGCGGAAAGCGGCACTGATGACCCGTTGCATCATACCTACTATTGTAGTGTTCACAACAAGTATTATCGGAAAGTGCCGATTTGGATTGACGCGGATTGGAAGGGATGGTTCAGTAAGCGTGCGCTTAAGAAAAGGCGTATGAGTCACGGTCAATATTAAGGGTGAAAAATATGCCTAGACCTAAAAGAATAAAAAGCAAAAAAGAATCGTTTACCCAAGCTATACAGAAAGAGCAACTGGTGCATCCTGAAGTTAATCAGGAATGGAACAGATTAAAAGAGGAATTGAAAAAGTTAATCGATGAATTTCCAGAGCTTCCATTAAGAATTACTCCTAGAGAATACGGCGAATACTATTACCCTAAACAAACTGAATGGCTAAGGAAACTTAAAAAATTAGTCGGCGCTTAGCCATGAAACTTCTAAAAAAACTGCGTAAAAAAGAAAAAGAAGAAGCTGTTCCTAAAAGTTGCTTTACATGCAAGTGGTTTAAATTGCGTAAAGACCCGCCTAGAATCAGAGTTTGCACTTTGCCGAAGCCAATTTACAAGGAAGATGTTCGGAAAGGCTACTGTCGATATTGGGAGTTGGAGCCGGATCCCAAAAAACGGACGATGAGTTTCATTTGAAGTTAGATTTTAGTCTTCCATGCAAAGTTTTATGTAAGAAAGATCTGCGTAGGCCACATCTTACTTGTTTAACTTGTTTGGAACGGCGATATTACTATAATAAAATTAATAGGAGTGAGTATGTGAAAATGAAGGAAAATGGCAAGTTTATGGTTGCTATTCCAAATCGGGGAATAGTTATTCCTAAGCATTCAAACTTGTATTTTCTGCTTATTAACACTAATGGAAATGCATTGAAGCGTAGGATAAAACGGTTTATTTTAAAGCGGCTATTGTCTGTCGCAGAGTTAATTGCGAACTGGTGAAAAAATGCCTTATAAAGACCCAGAAAAGCAGAAAGAATACATGAGAAAGTATAGAACGCCTTACATGCGTGAATGGAGAAAACGAAATAAAATGAAAAAAGAAGCGGAAAAATTCCAATTTAATTTAATGCGTGAGCTTTTGAGACGGTTGGTTTGTGAAAAATGTCGGAAACAATTTCAGCGCAACAAATCCTAGATGAAAACGGCTGGACAGAATCAGACATCAGCAAAACAAACCTAGAATACTTAATCGATAATGCAATAAACTACATTAATTTGCAGACTGGCTTAAGTATCAGCAATTTGTCCGGATCGGCTGGAAGCAAAACTGTTTCCGTTACAAAACAGCAAGCCGTAATAATAAAGGCTTTAACCGCGCTTCTAGTTAGGGCCTATCTAGAGAAGGGGCCAGATGCAAGTGTAGCCGGCTTAAACGTTCAAGCTTTAACTGATGATCCGCATTTTCAAGTTTTCTTGAAGCTTATTGATGATGGAATAAGTCGCTTACGTGGAAGATATTTTAAGAGAGTGTGAAAAATGAAATGGTTTCGTTGTTTTGACGTTTGTCTGGTTATTAAGTTTAACGTTAGTTGTGGTGATAAAAATGCCAGTATTTAGTGATGGACAAAAAATAAGCGCCTCTTTAGCTTGGAATCGATTAATAGAAAGTATCCCCGCTGCCTATGTTGTATGGCATGATAGTGCAAATGGGTTATACCGTGCGGAATGCCTAAAAACCGATGGTACCGACTATAGTGACACAGATGCATGTAACGTCATTAAGAACGCTTTATCAGCAATGAGTAATTATGAACGTCTAATAATCTTATGCGACATCACTGTTACATCTACTATAAATATCAACAAACCGATAAATTATGAACATTACGGCAAAGCAACAATAAATAGTGACATCCCATATTTGGCTATAGGCGTAGACAATCTTGTTGAAAAAAATCTATTTGTATTCGTAAATTGGATTGAAGGCCCTGAATATTTAGGAACAAGTGGCGGGCATGGAATAGACATAATTCAATGCGCCCAATCAACTTTTATAATAGGAAAAATCAGTGACTGCTGGGCGGGAATTTTCTTTAGTAAACAAGAGGGAAGCTCAGCATACCAAAATGACAATAAATTTTATTTTAATATCATTGAAAGATGTGATAGGGCAATTTTCTTTGAGGGCGCTGCAACATTAAATGATGCTCCATTTGCACAGGGAAATGAATTTCATGGAAATATATTTACATGTAATAAAGGGATTCATATCGAGGCAAATACAAATGCAGCTTATGGCTATTTTCAAGGAGTAATTGACAATGCGGATGTAGAAAATAGCGAAGATTTTGTAAATGAAAGTGCGAATGCAAATGAAAGCAATTGGTTGTTAATACCTAAATATATAAGAACCGACAAATGTACATTAGGTGCCTATGACAAAATATATTCTTCTTTTCCTTTAACACAAAACAGCGGATCTGCAACATTAAGTGCAGGCGACACTTCTGTTGTAATCAATCACAGCTTAGCCGGAACCCCAACTAGCGTGGTAGTTACCCCATCTGCAAATGTTGGTTATGTTTGGACAGATACATGGAACAGCACAAGCTTTACTTTCCATTGCAGTTCCGCACCAGATTCTGATGTAACCATTTCGTGGTATGCGGAGTATAAGCCATAATGGATAAAGCAATTTTAGGCTACTGCCGTCTCGGCTACTTCCGATTAGGCGTCTACAACGACGCATGGGATAAACTCAAAACTCGATTTGAAACTTTAGGCAGCACAGACGTAACACGTAAACGATTAATGCTTGGATCCCGCGATTCCACAACCGGCTGGTACGCAAAGCAATACGAAGACATTGACATTGAAGCAGTTATTATTCCTCGCGCCGCAACTTATATGGCTCTACAAGCCGGCCTATACGTCCGACTAGATGCGCTAGCAATAACGGCTGATCCATTAGCGGAAGGAGATAAATTAAAAACGGCAACCGGCCAATACTATGAAGTTGAAACTGTGCAGGAACATTATTTAGGCGACAGCTTTTGGTTTCGCGAATGCGACTTAACCCTCTTACCTTTTGAAGATTTAACCGGCGGCAGCTATACCGAAAGTAACGTGCAAGATGCCCGTTACCGAACAAAAGTCTATCTGGAAACCTACCTTAGCGATTCGGCACTTCCCAACTATATTGTAGCATATGGCAACCCTGACTATCCAATAACGCGTGTCTTTAAAGAAAAAGGCATAGATGTAGTCTTCAGTATTGGTGAGCCAAATTCTACGCCATTAATGGGCCATGATCAGACGCCTTACGGCTATGAAGAACATATTCCAATCACCATTTTTTGCATAGATAAAAGCAATATTACTGGAACAAAGCTTAAATGGCAAGCTGAAACAGAGTTGCGGCGCGTCTTAGAAACTTATCCGCTTGGAAGCCTCCGCAGTCTAGAACGCCGACGAGACAACGACACCCGTCTAGGCTCAACTATTCTATATAGTACAGAGCTTATTTTGAATTATAGGAGAAGCACATCATGACAAATCCAACAATAACTTATAGTCATGGTTTTCTTACTGATTGTGACAGCGCTACAAATTGGACAGAAACGGCTTCTCCAACATTAACTAGTACTGGATTAACTGTTTTATATAATGACATTTTTAAATTAACAGGCACGGCCTCTACAGCAGGTCAATATACATATTGGGAATATGATTTAACTAATATTTCTTCAGATACCTTTACAAAATTTCTAATAAGATATAAAACAAGTGCAAGTAGCACAGGATTAGGCGCAAAAGTCGAATTAGTCTTTACAAGCGGAACACAGATAATTTTAGATACTAGCTTCAGCACCGTCTGGAAAGTTGCCTCGGGAACGATTACTAAGGGGAAAACTATTGATAAAATAAGATTATACGCCGTTTCAGATGCTGCCAGTAGCGGAGAATATGTACTTTACGACTTCATCCTATTATGCAAAGGCACTTTCACTTTTCCACAATGCGACGATGTTTCAATAGATTTAACAAATGTCTATGCTGACTTAACCCCCCCAACTAGAGTAGGTGATGTGACGCAATATTTAGCTATGAACAGTCCCATAATCCGGTTAACCGGCAAAATAGACGTAGACACATCAAATTGGGGTTCTCCCTACGGAGAATATTTACTTTATATTTGGCGAGAAGCATGCAGTGACCCGTGGCAATGGTTTACTAGCGACTTAATAAACTGTAAAGTTACTCCTCGCGCTTTTCATATTAGCCAAAGTAGCGATAGTAAAGCCTTACGCGTATGGAACTGCGAATTAAGAAAATATGATAAGAGCAGTGGCGCCGAAACTACCTGGAGCGGGAAGCAATACTACGGGTTTGAATCATGAGCGTAATCCGCTACAATAGCCTACGCGAAATAATGCAAGCGGATTTAGCGCGGTTACCAGATAAAATGAAGGAAGGCGCCTTAGAAGCTCTTAATGAAGCTGCAGACTTCATGGTTATTCTCGCCAAAGGCTACGTTTTAGTTGACACTGGAACTTTACAAAAAAGCATTCGGAAAGAACAAAGCGGTAATATTATTCGTGTTATAGCTGGCGGGTATCAATTTATTAATCCGAAAACAAATAGGCCATGCACTTACGCCGTTTATGTCGAGGCTAAAAATCCGTTTATGAAGCCGGCATGGGAAGCTGTTAAACGATTTATTACTCAAAAAATTAGGGAGAAAGTGTTGCAAAAAATTGAGTGAAGAATATCTAGTAACTTTCAATTTAGAATTAAATGTTGAGCAAGCCTATGCTGAAATTCGAAAGCTACAAACTTTACTTTATCGAACCATGGGGCTCATGCGTAGATTAGGGCTACCGGAAAATGTTGATGAAGCTATTAGGAAAATTCAAAGAGTAATTATGACGCTTAGAATATTGCAAACTGCAATTAGAACTTTAGAATTTGCCTTAGCTGGCGGCGGGCCTATAAGTTTAGCTTTAGCCTTTTTGGGAATTGCTAGTGGAACCATGTCGATTGTAGATATGATTGCAGAGGGATAGAATGAAACCTATAGCTAAAATTGAAATTTATCATGATGACGATTTGTTTTATACTATTACTGATGATATTTTGCTGCTTCATGTTAAAGATGTTTTAACTCAAAATATTGGCAGTTTCCATTTTATAGTTCCTACTAAGAAAAATGGCGGCTATTATTATAATGATGTTGCAGTTCATGATAAAGTTAAAATTTGGTTGGGTTACAACAGTTTTGACTCTGATCCAATATTTGTAGGACGCATTCAGCAGATAAGTGCGCCTCTTTCCATTCAAGAGGGCTTTATTAGACATTTTATGGGTAATAGTTTAGGCGAAATTTTGAAGCGTAGAATTAAATCTGAAGTTTACTATGAAAATGAAGCTGCAAGCGATATAGTTACTGAATTGGCAAATGATTTAGGCCTTGGAACTACCGAAATTGAATCTGATTCCAGCCAAGTAACTATTCAAGTAAAGAATGAAACATACTTTGACTTGTTGCGGAAAATTAGTGATTATTGGGTTGATGCAACCACTCAAATTAAAAAAGATTTCTTTGTTGACATTAATAATAATTTGGTGTGGAAATCTCGGCCTATCCGGAGCACTGGAGTTGAAACTTTAACTGTAGGCGAAAATATTGTGGCATATGAAGTGGTAAGAGACATTAAAACTGTAAAAAATGCGATTAGAGTTTATGGCGCGCGAGAAAGATGCTATCCGCAAGATAAAGATCAATATACTGAGCAAAACGATTCTGAAACGCCTTCAAATGATGGATGGAGTGGCGACGGTAGCGTATCATGGAGTTCAAATAGCATGGTTGGTGATGAGAGCATTTATCAAACTAGAGCAAGTGCAAGCGATATGTCGCTAGATAATAGTTTGCCTGGAGTTACTAGCATTGATTGTAGTGGATGGAAAAAAAGATCCTATAATTTTCTTCATTTTTACATTAATATCG